CGCCGAGGGCGCCGCCGGCGTGCTGGTGTGGGACTGCCACACCGGCCTGCGCTGGGTGGGCGTGCGCGCCCGGGCCGACCTCGCGCTGCCCCGCGAGCCCGGCGCCCTGCGCGCGCACCTGGCGCGGCTGGACGTGATGCACGGCTATGACCGGCTCGGCATGGCGGACCTCAAGCCGCTGGTCACGAGGGCCCGGTGATGGGGGCGGTGCGCGGCCACCTGTCAGCGATGACGCGCCTTGAGGTGCTGGATGAGATCGCCGACGTGACGCACGTGGAGCGCGAGCTGCCCGACTACACCTGGCCCATCCGCCTGCCGCTGGACGTGCTGCGCCGCCTGATCGAGCGCGAGAGCCGAGAGGCCATCGAACAAGCAAACCGGAGCCACCTGGCGACACGATGAGCACCCCACCGCCCCCGATCGACGTGGTAACGGTGGCCATCGCCATCGCCAGCGCCATCTTCGGCCCCGAGATGGCGGCGGTGGTCGGCCCCTACGCGGTGATCCTGCTCGGCGCGGCGCTGGGTGCGGCATGGAGCGCCAGCCGGCGCGACCCCGACTCGCGCATGAGCACGCTCGGGCATGTGGTGCTGATGATGGGCTGGGCGCTGATCGTGACGGTGCCCACAGCGATCGCCATGGGCCAGTTGTTGGGGTGGGAGTCCAAGTGGCTGCTCGGCCCGGTGGCGGTGGTGATCGCGGGCATCGGACACGACTGGCCCGCCGTGGGACGCTGGGGGCTGGATGTGCTGCGCTCGATCATCGACCGATGGGCGTCCCGCAAAGGAGAGCAGCAATGAGCTGGGGCGACAAGCTGTACCTGATGGCGCTGGCCAACGCGGTGCTCTGCGGCGGCATCATGTGGGTGTGCCTGTGCCGCATCGCGGCCCTGAGCAAGCGCTCTCGCAAGTTGTTCCGGGCGCTGTACAGCCTGCTCGGCGCGGCGGCGATGGGGAGCATGCTGCAGCCGGTGCTGTTCGGCGACTGGCCGGGTGTCGCCGACCTGATGGTCAACGCGGTGCTGCTGGCGTTTCTGTCGTCGGGCATGCGCACATGGAGCGCCGGGGCGCCCGCATACACCACGCGGCCCGACTACTTGGACACCGACCAACTGCACCACGTTGTCGGCGGAAGGGGCGGGCCGTGAGCAGCGGCCGCGCGATCCGCGCCTGGCTGGTGCAGCCCAAGCGCGGACGTGAAGCCGTGTTCATCGACCGCGCCCTCGCCGAGAAGTACGCGGTAGGCGTGCAGGGCCTGCTGGTGCCGCTGGTGGCGGGCGTGAGGTCGATCGACGCCGAGCCCGCGCCGCTGTCAGGCACGGAGCCCGACGAGCCGATGCATGCGGCGGGGGAAGGGCCTTGAGCCCTGAGCTGCTGCGCGCTGCCACCGGCTGCACGCCGGCCAATGCCGAGCGCTTCGCTGGGCCGCTGTCGGCCGCGATGGCGTTCTACGGCATCGACACGCCCGCGCGCCAGGCTGACTTCCTCGCGCAGATCAGCCACGAGTCGGGTGGCCTGCGCTGGACGATCGAGCTGTGGGGGCCGACGCCGCAGCAACAGCGCTACGAGCGCGACTTCGATGCCCCTTGGCCGGCCGATGCCAAGCAGGCCAAGCTACCCGAGTTCCAGCGCAACCGGCTGGCGTTCACGTTGGGCAACACCCAGCGCGGCGACGGTGCGCTGTTCAAGGGCCACGGTTGCATCCAGACCACCGGCCGCTTCAATCACGCCCGCGTGCGCGATCGGCTGCGCGAGCGCTTCCCGCACCTGGGCGTGCCCGACTTCGAGGCCGAGCCGGAGCTGCTGGCCGAGCCGCAGTGGGCCGCGCTCTCGGCGGCCGACTACTGGGACGATCGCAACCTCAACGCCACGGCAGACGCCGACGACTTCATCGCGCAGACCAAGCGCATCAACGGCGGCCTGAACGGGCTGGCCAATCGACAGGCGCGCCGCGCGCGCGCCAGGGCGGCGCTGGCGGCCTGGCGGCCACCCGAGCCCCAACCCGAGGCCGATCGGCCCGCAGCGGCCGATCCTGGCCGTCTGCCGGTCGCTTTGCCGCTTCCAAAGGAGCCCACCATGCCCGCACCTTTCCCCCTGATGCTGCTCACTGGCCTGGCCCGCAGCATGATCGAGGCGTTCACGCCGCTCGCCCGCGAGAAGCTCACCAAGGAGCTGGACCGCCACATCGACAACCCCGAGGCTGTCGCGCCGATCGTCAACGGAGTCATCGACGCGGCCAAGGCCATGACCGGCAAGGCCGACCCGATCGAGGCGGTGGTGGCCGCCAAAGGCGAGCCCGAGATCGCGCAGCAAGTGGAGTCGGACGCGCTGGCCACGCTCGAGCGCATGGCGCCGATGCTCGACAAGCTGGCGCAGTGGGACCGGGAGAGCCGGGAGATGGACGAGGGCTCGCGCGAGGCAGCCTCCAAGCGCGCGTCCGGCGAGACGTGGGACATGGCACGCCCGCTGGTGTTCGGCGCCTTTGCGATGCTCGGCGGCCTGGTGCTGTTCGTCTGCGCGATCGCCGTCATCCAGGCACTGAAGGGCGACATCAAGCCCGAGGTGTGGGCGCAGGTGGCCGGGCTGATCGGATTCGCCACCGGCGTCGGCACCACGATCTACGCCTACCGCTTCGGCACGTCGCGCAGTTCGGCAGCCAAGGACGTGATGATCGGTGAGTTGACGCGCAGGGGTCGGGCATGAAGCGCACGATCGTCACGGTAACTTGGGTGCACAGCGCGTGGCGCCTGCACTTCTCCAGCGGCCTGGGCTATCAGCCGGTGCCAGCCAGCGCATTGACCTTCGCCTCGCTCCACTCGGCCGCCGCCACGGCGGTGGCGCGGTCGACGGTGCGGGCCAGGGCGTCCATCACGTCGCAGCCGCGCTTGGCGAGCTGGTACTCGGTGCCGGTGAAGATCACGCGGCCGGTGGCGCCGTAGCGCTCCACCAGGCGCGTGGCCAGCTCGAGCTGGGCGCGCATCTCGTCGACGGCGGGCTCGAAGCGGCTGTCGGCCTGGTGCAGCAGGTCGGCCACGCGGCTCCAGGTGAAGACGCCGCCCACCACCTGCCACAGCAGCTGCTCGGTGCCCTCGCCCTTGGCCAGCGTGTCGAGGTTGGTCCAGTGGACGAGGCCGAGGTCGAGCACCTGGTCGGCCGCGAGGCGCGGGCGTAGCCAGCGGGGCACGGGGTTCACGGGGCGGCGGGGGGTGTGCTTGCGCATCGTCACCCCTTGTCCGTCACGCGGTCCCACACCTCATTGAGGCGGGCCGCCTGGTTGTCGGTGAGCGCGCGGCCGTTGACCAGGCGCTCTTTGCATGACGCGATGAAATACGCCTCCCATTGCGTGAGCCGGTGCGCGCGGTTGGCGCAGTCGTCGACGAGCTGCTGGTGCTCGGCGTTGCAGGTGTTCACGGCTCGGCGGCCTCCAGCTCCAGCTCGGCCTGGTGGGTGTCGAACTCGCCGAGCGTGTGGCCGTTGGCCAACGCGGCCTTGAGCCACTTGGGCTGCAGGCCCTTGCCGCTCCAGGTCTCGCCGGTCATGCGGTTGCGGTAGCGTGCTTGCGACTTGGCCGCGCTGCCCTTCTTCTTCGCCGGCGCAGCCGGTGCAGGGGTGGCGGCGGGCTTCGCAGGCGTCTGCGCCAGAGCCTTGACGTCGATGCCCAGGTGCTTCGCGTAGGTGTGCAGGCCCTTGGCGTGGTTCTCGCCGCCGTAGCCGCCGCACAGATCCTCGCTGACCGCGCAGACGATGATGAAGCGCGTGAGGCCCTCGGCGGTGAGCTGGTCGGGCAGGGCCGTGAAGGCGCGGCCGTCCTTGCAGCCGAACAGCTCGAGCAGCGGGATCATGTCGTCGCTGTGGTCGATCATCTCGGCCAGGTGGCGCGCGATGAGGCGCAGCTCGGTCATGCCGGGGGTGAGCCCGTCGATCGCCTGGTGCACGGCCTTGAGCACGCGCAGGTTGTGCTCGGTGACGGCCTGCTGCTTGGCCTCGCGCTCCTTGCGCTCGCGGGCCCACCGTTCTTCCTGCTCGCGATAGCTGGGTGCGGCCTTGGCGGCGGGCTTGGCGGGCTTGACGCCGGCGGCCTGCAGGTCCGCGGCGAGCACCACCTCGTGCGTCTTGTTCGTGCGCGGGTCGAGGATGGTGATGGGTGCCACGTGCTTCACCGTGCTGCCGGTCTTGGCCACGGTCTTGAGCGCGGCGCGCACGTCCTTCAGCGGCACGTACTCGGGCTTCAACTCCCCGTAGGCGCTGATGGCCGCGCGGGCCTTGCTGCCGCTGATGACGGTCTTGCCCTCGCGCTCCAGTGCCTCGGCGCGGTTGCGGTGGTGGCGCTTGGTCTTGGCGTCCCAGCAGTCGGGGTCGGTGCAGAGGTCGGCGCAGCCCTTGATGCGGTTGCTGTGCCGGCTCTGGCGCTCGGCCGTCAGATCCTCGAACTCGGGCGCGTTGCCGCTGCGCTTGGGGCAGGCGGTGCAGGTGCCGGCCTCGGGCACCAGGGCGGCGTCGTCAATGTCGAAGAGCGCGCCCTTGAGCTCGAGGGTGAACTTCTCGGCCAGCAGCTCGCGGATCTGGCGGTAGCTCCTGGTGCCGCCCTCGCCCAGGTCGAGGTACTGGCTCTTGATGGCCGCGAGCGCCTTGGCCTGCAGCTCGGGCGTGCGCAGCCTGGCCACCAGCAGCGCCACCTCGCTGCCGATCTCGCCGGCCAGGCAGGCCTTGCGCACCTCGGGCACGGCCTGCAGCAGCTTGAGGCGCCCGGTGACGTAGCTGAGGCTCTTGCCGTAGGCCTGCGCGATCTGCTCGCGGGTGTGGCCGTGCTCGGCGATGAGCGCGGCAAAGCCCTCGCCCTCCTCGATGGGGTGCACGTCCTCGCGCTCGAGGTTCTCGGCGATCTGCGCCAGGCGGGCCTGCTCGTCGCTCATGGCGGCCACCATGACCGGCACCTCGTCCAGCCCGGCCAGCGCGGCGGCCTGCAGCCGGCGGTGGCCGAAGACGAGCTCGTACATGCCGTCTTGCCCGGTGGCGGGGCGGGCCAGCAGCGGCTGCAGCAGGCCCTGCGCCCGGATGCTCTCGGCCAGCTCGGCCAGGCCGGCCTCGCTGGCGGTGCGGCGGTACTGGAACGGCGAGGGGACCAGCGCGTCGAGCGCGAGGGTGCTGGGTGCGGTGTGGGCGATGGCGTTCACTGCACGCCCTCCTGGCCCATCGCTGCGTGCTCGGCTTCGGTGGGCGAGGGCGGCACCGCGACGTCGAGCTGCGCGTCGATCATCCGCTGGTAGAGGTCGTGCGCAGACGCCTGCAGCTTGTCGCGCGTGGGCTTGAGGGCGGCATCCGCCGCGGCTCGCGCAGCGGCGTATCGGCCCTCAGGGGCGGCGGCCCTGGCGGCGGCCCTGGCGGCGGCCCTGGCGGCGTCCCAGGCGGCGGCCCTGGCGGCGGCCCTGGCGGCGTCCCAGGCGGCGGCCCTGGCGGCGGCCCTGGCGGCGTCCCTGGCGGCGTCCCAGGCGGCGTCCCAGGCGGCGGCCCAGGCGGCGTCCCAGGCGGCGGCCCTGGCGGCGGCCCTGGCGGCGTCCCAGGCGGCGGCCCAGGCGGCGTCCCAGGCGGCGGCCCTGGTGGCGTCCGTAGCTCGCTGCGCTGAGTCAAGTGCGGACGTAGCCGCGCTCAGGCGCGTCTCGTCCGTGATCGGGGCCAGCGCACGCAGCGTGGCTGCGTGCTCGGCAAGCGCGGGCGACAACTCGAGCCACGCCGGCAGATGCACGCGGATGCCCCAATCGAGCGCGAGCCAGCTGCGCTTGAGGCTCAGCGCCTCACCTTGGGCCGTGCCGGGCAAGAGCGCGATGTAGCGCTTGAGCTGCTGGCGCTCGTCGTCGGGCAGGCCGTCGTTCCAGGTGCGGCCAAACTCGGCCAGCACCGGGTCCACGCAGGCCGGGTGGTCGCCGAAGTCTTCGCCGGCGAAGATGCTGACCACCTCCAGCAGGCAGTGGCCCTCGGACGGGCTGCGGTGGCCGCCGTGGTCGAGCTTGAGGGCGGCGATCTGTTCATCGGTCAGGCCTGCGGCCCGGGCTTGTGCTTCGGTCATGCGGTTTCTCCGGTGGAGGTGGTGCTGCGCAGCTGCTCGACCATCACGTCGAGCTGGTCGTGCAGGTGCGCGCGGGTGGAGGTGTTGTGCAAGGTGCGCCAGACGGGCAGCTGCGCGGTGTGGTGCTCGCTCTCGTGCGCGCGCACGGTGGGCAGCGCGGCCGGGTCGCGCAACAGGCGCACCAGGCGGCCGCCGGCGCGCTCGAGCCACTGCGCCTCGTTGGGGAAGCGCACGTCGGTGATCACCACGTTGGCGCCCATGTCGAGCACGCGGTTGACGCGGTACTCGGCGATGCGCAGCCACAGCTCGGCGTGCAGGCCGCGGCCCCACTCGGTGCCCAGCGTCTGCGCGAGCTCGCGGTAGCTGCGGCCGATGACGTTGACGGGCAGCTCCTTGAGGCTGCGCTCGATGCACCAGGCACCGTCGACGTCGACGAAGCGCAGCAGGGTGCCCACCATGTCGCGCACCGGCTCGGCGATGGCGACGGCGACGAAGGCGTACTGGTCTTCGAGGTAGGCGGCGGCGGTGTCCTTGCCGGCGCCGGCGGGGCCGGTGAGGCCGAGGATGAGGGGCTGGGTGGTCACGCCGCCCTCCGCATCGCACCCACCGCCTCGCGCGCCTGCCAGTCCATCACCGCCTGGTGCAGCGCGTCGGCGCCGTCAAACTGGGCGCGCAGGTCTTCCGCCAGGGGCGGGCAGACGGCCATGACGGGGAACACGAACCAGGCGCCGGGCTGGCGGGCGGGCAGCGGGGCGATCTGCAGCGCCAGGTGGGTGCCGTCCATGGCGTCGGGGTGGCGCACCTGGTGCACGGCGGCGGTGCTGCCGTCGGGCCAGCGCACGAGCTTGTGCTCGGCCAGGATCTCGGCGCGGCCGATGCGCGCGAGCGGCGTGGTGTCGATCAGCATAGGGCTCCTTGGGCGTCATTGGCGTTGAGGGGCAGGCCGGGCTCGCTGGCGGGGCGGATGCCCATGACGTCGATGACGCGCAGGCAGGGCTCGCCGTGGTGGTGGCCGGTCTCCAGGCCACGGCCGAGCACCAGGGTCTCGGTGCCCTCGGGCAGGCGCTGGGCCAGCGCTAGGGCGCGGGCGTAGGCGGTGGGCAGGCGAATGAAGTCGGGGTAGGCCCACACGGCCACCAGCGGCACGGCGCGCGGGTGGCGATCGACGTGCTGGTGCAGCACCACCTCGAGCAGCACGCGGCCCAGGTGCTGGGGGTCGTCGATCAGGCGCGCGGGGGCGGCCAGGTGGCCGCGCACGCAGAGCTTGAGCGGCTCGGAGCGCTCGCACTGCGCGGCGGCGGTGACGGGGTGCGCAGGCGTCTGCGATGGGGTGGGCGGCGGCGCTGCCGGCATGGCGGGCAGCTCGGCCTGCAGGGCCTCGGCCGGGGTGGCCACGGCGCTCATGCCCACACGGCCGCGGCGGCCAGGGCGAGGATGGCGACGGCCAGCGCCGCGGCGAGCAGCCGGGTGGTGCCGCGGCGGCGGCCGGCGCGGGCGCGACGGGCCTGCTGCTCGGCCATCTGCTCGGCCAGGCTGTCGTACCACTCGCGCTGCTCGTGCAGCGCGCGGTCGAGCTCGGCCTCGGTGAGCTTCTGGGCGCGCAGCGGGCGCTGCAGCGCGGTCTGCAGGCGCTGCTGGTCGGCCGTGGTGGGGCCCACGGGGCGCTGCTCGCCGTGGCGCAGGCCCACCAGGACCTTGCCGGTGTCGAGCACCGGGCGGCCCGAGGGCAGGTGGATGATGCGCGCGCTCATGCGGCCCCCGCCAGCCAGGCCATGAGGGCGTTGGTGGCCAGCGCCAGGCACACGCTGCCGACCACGATGGCCAGCACGCGCAGCGCCGTGGTTTCGTACCAGGCGGCGCGCTGGTCCGGCACGGGGATGTGCGCGCGGCCGGTGCGAGGGATGCGCGGGGCGGGGCTGCGGTTCATGGGCGGAAACCTCCTGACAGGCCGATGAAGAGCACCGCAGCGAGGGCGGTGCCGAGGACGGTGGCGAGCACCCAGCCGGCGACGGCGTGGACGTCCGGGTGGGGCCGCGGCGGGCGCACGTGCAGCGCGGGGCGGTAGTGGCCGCGGCCGGCGAAGGGGATCGCGTTGCGCGGGTGCATGGCGTTGGCGCGGGTGTGGCGGCGGCTCATGCCACCCTCCGCAGCACGGGCTTGCCGGCTTTCCTGGCGGCCTTGCGCTCGGCCTTCTCGCGCTGCACGCGTTGGCGCACGGCCATGGTGTAGAGCGAGGCGATGTCGAGCGTCTCGCGGCTGCGCAGACCCTTGGCGCGCAGCTCGATCAGCGAGCCGGTGATGGTGACCACGATGGCGCGCAGGCCGCGATCGCGCACGTAGGCGCTGGACTCGCGGGTGACGGGGCGGGTGCTGGGGGTCATGCCCGCAGCTCCCCGGTGACGGTGTCGCCGAAGGCGCGGCAGAAGGCGGCGACGGCGGGGTCGAGGCGCGGGTCGGGCCGCGCGGCGCTCAGCTCGTCGGCGAGGTCATCGCAGTCGACGCAGATCTCGGGGTCGTCACGGGTGACGATGGGCCGGGTGGCGTCGAGGTCGGTGCCGCAGCGGCCGCAGGTGAGGCGGCAGGCGGGGTGGAGGTGGAACCGTGACATGTGCGCTCCGTCGGGGGGACGGGGCGCAAGATACCGAAAACGGTTCAGCGCGTCAACCGTTATCGGTAAAACTGCCGATCAGCAAGAACCCTTACGGCGCAGCTACCTCCCGCCATACCCTCCGGCACAGCGCAACGTCATCTCGCATGCGACGAACCGTAATAGGTAGTTCTACCGTAATCGGTTGCGCAAGACATACCGATAGCGGTAGGATCGGCGTCATGAATGCCAACATTCCAAGCGCCCAGGAAGTGCGAGCGAAGCTGCAGGCGCTGTCGCCGACGACCTTGGAAGCTTTGGCACAACGGAGCAAGGTGCCCCTGTCGACACTGGTGAAGATCAAGTATGGGCAGACGGACAACCCGCGCATCGACACCGTTCGCGCGATCTGGCCCGAGCTGATTGGCACCGAAGGCGCCCCGGAGGTGTCGAAGGCGGAGGAGGCGGGCGATGCGGGGTGACTCGATCGACAAGGACGCGGCGCTCGCCGCCGAGGTCACCGACCTCAGCGACTGCGAGCCGGGCGATTTGCTGTTGGTGCTGGAGCTTCGTCCTCCATTTGAAGTCGAGCCTCGTCGCGTAGTAGTTGACGTTCGGCGTCTATGCGCTGCAGAACGAGGGGGAACAGCGTGATCGCGTGCTCGGGCTTGGCCTGTTCTTCGAACACGCTTTGCACGCCGGCCCAGACCAGCTCCATCGTGTCGACGAGGAAGGGAACCGTGTTCACCACCGAGGTCATGCGCTGCACCTGCGGCATGGCGATCTTCTTGTCGAAAGGGTTGTCGTCTCTCATGGGCGCCCTCCTGGGGCTGGTTGGTGTAGGAGCTGCCAGCGTAACCCGGGCAGGGCGCCCACCCTTTGGGCGCCTGGCGATGCGTGCTTTGCATGCCCTCACGTTCGCCCAGCGTCAACTGGTAACTCAACGGGGGCAGCGATGAAATTTCGCGATGAGCACTCCCTGCCGCCGCCTCTGCTGGGCGGCGTGGTGCAGGCGCAGCGCCTGGTGGTGCCGCCGCAGGTGGTGGCGTCGATCAGGACGTACCGACACGCGTGCCGGCTGGCCTGGAAGCTGAGGCGCACGCGGCTGACGCAGCGCACGCTGGCCGAGCTGGCGGGGCTGTACCCGAGCCACGTGTCGGACTACTTCAGCGTGCACGCGCACCGGCGCGAGCTACCGGCCAAGTGCATCGGCTCGGTGGAGGCGGTGCTGGGCAACACGGTGATGAGCCGGTGGATCGCGCAACAGAGCAAGCTCACGGTGCTGGAGGAGCTGCAGGCGCAGCACTCGGCGGTGCTGGTGGCGGCGGCATGAGGCCGGCGGGCAGCTTTGGCGAGGTGGCGCGGGCGATGCTCGATCGCGCCTCGCGGCCGTTGACGGTGCGCGAGCTGGCGGCGGTGTCTTGCGTGGGCGTGCAGGCGGCGCGCTACACGGCGAGCCGGCTGGTGCAGGCGGGCGAGCTGGTGCGGGTGCGCGATGCGCGGCCGGCGCTGCTGGTGCGCGCCGATGCGTCGCCGGCGGTCGCCGCGCCACCGCCTCACGCGGCGCTCGAGCGCGTGGTGCGCAGCTTCTCCGACCTGTAGCGCGCCGCCGGCATGTCACCACCAGGCCCCGGCCAGGGGCAGGACCGGACGCCGATCGACCGCGCGCAGCTCGACGCGCTGATCGCGCGCCTGCAGGCCAATGTGCCGCTGTCGCTGGCCGAGCGGCCGCAGTGGCTGCTGTGGCGCTTCGAGCCCGACCCGCAGCGCCCCGACAAGCCGCGCAAGGTGCCGTACTACGCCGACGGGCGGCGCCGCGTGGGCAAGCAGGGCAGCGAGCTGGATCGCAAACGTCTGCTGCCCCTGGCCGAGGCGCTGCGCCACCTGGCGCGCGGCAGCTACGACGGCGCGGGCTTCGCCTTCCTGCCCGGCGACGGCTTGATCGGCGTGGACATCGACGGCGCGATCGACCCCGACTCGGGCGAGGTCACGCCGCGCTGCCAGGCCATCGTGGAGGCCTGCGCCAGCTACACCGAGGTGAGCCCCTCGGGGCGCGGCGTGCACATCATCCTGGCCGGCGAGGGCGAGGTCGACAAGGACAACCGCATCGGCCTGGAGATCTTCGCCGGGCGCCAGTACTTCACCTTCACCGGCCGGCACTGGGCCGGCGCGGCGCGCGAGGTGCGGCCGGTCGACGCGGCGGTGCTGCGCCGTCTTTACGCCACGGTGCAGCAGAGCAAGGCGGCGCACCGCGCCGGCAAGGCCGCGGCCGCGCCGGTGGCCGCCGCGGCGCCGCGCACCGACACGGTGGGCTGGCTCGAGCAGGCGCTGGCCACGATCGACTCGGGCGCGGTGACCTACGACGAGTGGATCGGCATCGGCATCGCGCTCAAGAGTGCGTTGGGCGAGGGCGGCTTCTCGCTGTGGGACTACTGGAGCAGCAAGGGCGGCGAGCGCTACCCCGGCGCCGACAAGCTCGCGGTGCACTGGAAGAGCTTCCCCGGCAGCGACGCCGACGGCGCGCTCACGGTGTTCAAGATGGCGCGCCGCGGCAACCGCTGGCGGCCGCCCAAGGCGTGGTTCGAGGTGCACGGCGGCGGGCCTGTGCGCGATCGCGTGGCCGCGCCGCCGCTGGCGAGCGAGGAGCGATCTACCCCTTCGCCGGGCTCCGCCGAGGATGTGGCCGACCCGCCGCAGGACGACAAGCCCTGGAAGGCTGAGCTGCTGCGCACGGGCAACGGCGGCTGGAAGGACTGCCGCGAGAACGTGTACCTGTGCCTGGTGCGCCATCCGCAGCTCAAGGGCCTGGTGGGCTACGACGAGTTCTCGCACCGGGTGATGAAGCAGCGCCAGCCGCCCTGGGCCAGCGAGGCGGGCGAGTGGACGACGAACGACGACTATCAGCTCGGCTTCTACCTGGCCAGGCACCACGGCTTGGTGATCAAGGGGGAGGGCACCATCGTGGCCGGCGTGGCGATGGCGGCCTTCGACGCCAAGTACCACCCGGTGCACCAGTACCTGGAGCAGCTGCCGCCGTGGGACGGCATCCAGCGCCTGCGCCACTGGCTGGAGGAGTGCCTCGGCTTCACCGGCAAGGGGCCGCTGGAGGCCGAGTACGCCGCGCTGGTGGGCACCTGGTTCCTGATGGGCATGGTCAAGCGTGTGCTCGACCCGGGCTGCCAGATGGACTACATGGTGGTGCTCGAGGGCCTGCAGGGCAAGCGCAAGAGCACCGCACTGCGCATGCTGGTGGGTCGCGACGAGTGGTTCGCCGACACGCCGATCCGCGTGGGCGACAAGGACGCGCTGCTCTCTCTGGCCGGCAAGTGGCTGTACGAGGTGGGCGAGCTCGACAGCTTCAACAAGGTCGAGGTCACGGCGGTCAAGCAGTACGTGTCGAGCCGGGTAGACCGCGTGCGCGAGCCCTTCGCGCGACGGCCCACCGACCGGCCGCGCAGCGGTGTCTTTGCGGGCTCGACGAACCAGAGTGAATACTTCAAAGACCCCACGGGCGCGCGCCGCTTCTGGCCGGTGGCGTGCGATGGCGAGATCGACCTCGACAAGCTCGTGCAGTGGCGCGACATGCTGTTCGCCGAGGCGCTGCACCGCTTGCGCAGCGCCGACCCGGAGGAGCGGCGGTTCTATCCGACGCGCGAGGAGACCGACAAGTACCTGGTGCCTCAGCAGGAGCGCCGCGAGATCGTCGACCCGTGGTTCGAGCGCCTGGCGGTGTGGCTCGACAGCAGGGCCACATACGGCGAGGGCGGGCTCGAGATCCGCCATGTGGAGACCTTCACCGCGCACGAGCTGCTCACCAAGGCGCTGATGGTGCCCACGGACCGCATCGATGGCGGCCGGCAGATGGCCACGCGGGTGGGCATCGCGATGCACAAGCTGGGCTGGATCAAGGCGCGCGACGGCGACGGCGCCCGCCTGTGGCGCTACCGGCGCCCGAGTGTCAAGGCGAGCACTGGCGCGGCCCTTTCTTCGACCGACAACGAGGTGATGCATGAGATGTAGGCGTCCAACGTCCAACCCCGTCCAACCTGCCATGCAGAGGTTGGACGGCCCGCAAAGCCGCGCCGGCACTCGGTTTGCGAGGCGTCCAACCTCGTCCGACGCTTCCTTGCGCGTGGGCGCGTGCGGGCGCGCGGCCGCAGGGGCGCAGGCGGGCCCGGGCGCGCCCGTGCAGGCGCACGCGCACGTGAAGGGGTGGAGGTTGGACGTCGGACGGCAAGGTAGGACAGCAAGGGGCAACCGATGAGCCAGCAACAGCAGGGGGTGGCGCTGCAAGTGCCGCCTCAGATCGCGGCTTGGTTGAAAACCTCGATGCCTCGGGTGTCGCGTCTGATCGAAGAGCAGCGCAAGGCCCGCGGTGCGGAGTTCGTGAGTCACTGCTGGCGCCGCAGCCTGCGGGGCGAGCCGGGGTGGTTCTACGCCCGCGAGGGCGCGCTCGCGATCGGCACGCCGTGGCCCGAGGCGCTCGACCTGGAGCGCGAGGCGCTCAAGGCGTGCGCACCGCACGTGCCGGCTGCCCTGGTGGTGTGGAGTCCGAAGGGGCAGGCCGATGGCGCGTGACGCTGCGATCGAGGCGCGCCTGGTGCAGTGGGCGCAATGGCTCGCCACGGGCGACGGCTCGGGCTACCCGACGATGAGCGTGCTGCACCCGAACTGGACGCCGCCGAGCCCGGGCGTGATGCCGTCGCTCAAGGTGGCCGCGCCCTCGTCGGCTCGCGAGACCCACCGCGCGATCGCCAAGCTGAGTCAGCGGCTGGCCAACACGCTGATCGTCCACTACGTCATGCGGCCGCCGATGGCCGAACAGGTCGCGCGGCTGCAGTGCACCGAGAACACGGTCTACGTGCGGATCGACCAGGCGCACCGGCTGCTACGCCTGTGGTTCGACTGAGTTTTTGCAACATCAAGAGAATGGGGTAGATTCAGGCACGCTCGGCGCTGGGTGTCCCCAGGCCGTCGCTACCAAGCCCCGACAGCGCAAGCCGGTCGGGGCTTCGCCGTTATGGCCCAGACCAGCCCCAAGCCCTGCACCATCTGCCGCACGCTCGTGCACGACGGCACCACCCGGTGCGCCGAGCACAAACCTGCCGCGTGGACCAAGCGCCCCGATGCGCCTCGGCGCATCACCGGCCGCAGGCTGCAGGCCGAGCGCGCGGCCCTGATCGCGGCCGACCCCCTCTGCCAAGAGTGCAAGCGCCAAGGCCGCGTGACCCTCGGCACCCAGCGCGATCACATCAGATCGTTGGGCGAAGGTGGCGCGGACGATCGCTCGAACACGCAGCTCCTGTGCGAGGCATGCCACGAAGCGAAGAGCGAGGGCGAGCGGGCCCGAGCCCGGGCGGGGGGCGCTGGAAAGTTGGCGTTCGATCGGCCGGAAAC